TTACGATGTTCAGGGCGCCACCGTGATCAAGAAAACGGCGGATCGCCTCGCCGTGTTCTGGCGAAAGTCGCAGACCCCCTCCGAAAACTGTCTCCACCTCTCCCAGCGCACGCGAACGCAGTGCCTTGCGCAGGTAAGACAGCTGCACTCTTATTGAGCCAAGGCTTTCGGACTCCGAAACACGGCGCGAAAGATTTTCGTAAGTGAGAAACCCGCTTGGCGCGGAAAGCAGGCAATAAAGTATGGCCGAGCCCTGCGTTGGAATTTCTAGTTTGGTTCTAATCTTGTTCACGCCCACCGCGAACGCCCCGTCGCTGCATTTGAGGTATTGGTTTTCCGCTCGCAGCAGATCGTTCTCGTCTCGCATTTTTGCGATTTCCGAAAAATAGATGCTCTTTTGGTCCAGCTTCGGCGCGCTCTGCAGCCGTTTTATCTCGGCGTTCAGGCCTACAATGCGCTGCTCTTGTTCCGCTATTCGGCGATCGAGCGAGGGAACGCGCATGGAAAGGCATTTATTTTCTTCGTTCAGCTTCCTGACGCGCTGGCCCAGCCCTGCTATCCTGCGCCGAAGATTGGCCGCGGCCTTGGTGCGAGTGGGGAGCCTGAGCCTCGCGTTTTCCTTGGTTAATACGCGGTTGTGCCTTTCCATCTTCTCCATTTCCGAATTCAGCGCGCCAAGCGCCCCAGAGAGCAGCGGAACTCGTTCGGAAATCAGCATGTGGCTCATTGCGCAGCCTCCTTCATTGCGAGGAGATGGCGCTGATGCGCACTCAGGTATTTTGGATCGATGCCGTCCTTGCGCTGCTTGAGAATGGCCGCCTTCATTTCGGCGCCGACCTCTTGCTTTCTCTTGCCGCGATCTGACAACTCGAATTCAGGTTTACCCATGCGACCGCACGCTCGCATGACGCCCTCGACCAGCGATGTGCTCAGCCATTTTCCGGGCTTGGCGCTCGGTTGGCGGAAACCCTTGCCGCCATTGATTTGCGCGAGCGCCACCACCAGGTCGGCGAATTCGTCGAGCGATAGATTCTTTCCGATGGCGAACGACGGCGCCGGCGGCCGCGGTGTGCCGGCCCGGCGCTCGAGCGGCGCATGGGTCGCTAGGATCAAGTCGACAGGCAGGAATAGGCTGGGCCTGAGCTTGCCCTCCTTCATCAGCACGATGCGCAGCGCCATGCTGTCGACCGCCTGCAGGCACAGGGCGCGGACTATTTCCGCGGCCGCGTCGCTGGCCGGCAAGCTATAGATGCGGATAGCCTCTTGGCGGGCGGCGCGATTCTTGAAATGCCAGCAGCGCGCTTTATTGCCGGTGTAGGCGAGTTTTGCGCGCTTGAGATTAGGTTGTGGTTTGCCCTTGACGTAGGCCATTTTTGACTTCCTTTTGGTAGGGACTGGATTGATTGGTCGGACGCGTCGCCAGTTTTTTTTCTGATGCTTTCAGGTAAACATCCATGTCATAGCCGGCGTTCGTTAGCGATTGCATCGCTCCGTCGAAATAGGTTTTGAACTCAGCGTTATCCATCGCGTCATAGGCGGTTGATCCCGGCAACGTGATCTCTTGGCAGTCGGTCTCGAACTCCTTGACCGTCTCGATAGACTCGTCGATGCGCTTCTGAAGCCATGGAGACCTAGGAGCGAACCTGCGAAGCAGATTTATCACCTTGATCACGATTGAGACTTTTTCGGCGCGCGGACTTGGCACCAAAAGTTTGATGTGGCGAGTATACCCGCGATCGATCATCAAAACGCGGTGCATGTCCTCGCTGGAATTATATTTATCGGCGGCCTCATTGTGCCAGAGTTCGGAAAGCGTCACCCAATACTTTCGCTGCAGCGGGCCAGATCTTCGCTGCCGAACAGTCGCCTCGACCTCGGCTCCCAAGCCATATTCGCAAATACGCTCGTCGTCATAGGCGGTCGCGCCGACTAGGCCGTGCGGCGTTCGGATCAGGGTGATGGGTGGACGCTTAGCCATCGAGAAGAACCGCCCCGGTAAATATGCAACCGAAAACCACAGCGATGAACAGCAAAATAAAGGCAGTCGGAGCCAACCCAGCAGTCGCCATGGCAAACGCTATCCAGGAAAGGAGGGGCAGCGCGATTAGTACAGCTCCGAAGATTTTTCGCATGGCTATTCGGCCTTCCTTATGGCGGCGGCGAACAGACGACCGACAGGTTCGCCGGTCATGCCAGGAGCTAGCCTAATCGGTTTCATGCCGATGTAATGGACGGCATGGGATTCACAAATCATGGCGCAGCGCTCACGCTCGACGGCGATGGCGGCGGCGACCTGAGCCTCTATGTCGCCCAAGTAACTGCCGAGGGCGTGGGCGGCTTTCTTGTAGTCGCTGTTGAAGATGGCCGTTGGCATGTCAATTCTCCTGGCGGCGCGGTTGGTATTTCATGCAAGCGCCGTTCCTGGGACTCTGACGCGATAGCCCAAAAACGTCATCATGATGAGTTGCCCATCCTGATCAACGACACGTTGAATAGAATCATCCTGACGCAAGGCGCGGTATGCGTATTTTCCCATACGGAAGTGATCGATTCGACCGCCGGTCAACTCCAGAGAAACAAGCACATCGATGGATGATGACGCGGTCTGTCTTCTGACGTACGGCACGTCATAAAATTTACCATTGTCCGTGACGGCGATGATGCCCCATGTCTGACTGGTTTTGTGTTTGGGCGACGCTTGCGTAATTTCAGGTTGCGCAAGAACAAGCGATCCTGACGCCATCAACGCAGCAGCTGCGGCGGTTGACGCAGCTAACACTTCGAATGTTTTGCGACGAGTAATCATTTTTAGAAGCTCCTGGTTCTGGTTAAGTTGCGCGGCGGCGTTTTTCTATCGGTTGCCGAACGCTGACTGGCCGCCGCGCCTATGGTCGAATTAACGACCACAGAATTTTTGCAGGTCCTTGGTTGTTTTGAATACGTCTCCCACGCGCTGAGACGGCTTGATCGACTTGCCGACTTTTATGGCGGAGCCACCAAACTTGATACATTTGCGCCCGGTCCACTCACGGAACCGTGTGCCATCTGGCATGACCATTTCGAGGGATAGGAGAACGATTTTGTTCTTCGTCTCCTCAACGAGCTTCGCGTGGGCGGCTTTGCTCGCCTCACGCTCTTCTTGCGACGGCGCTTTGCGCATGAGAGATAGCCATGCGTTTGCAAACCAGTATTTCGCCATGCTGACGAAATAGTCCTCGCTTTCGTCGTCTGCTTTGACAGTACTGATAAATTCTTTCAGGCACTCTTCTTTGCTCAGCTTCGGACTTTCTTCCATGATCCGTTTTAGCAAATGGCGCGGATCAAGCTCGTGCCAAGACTGTGTCTTGGCGCCGTAGGCTCCGGTATCCATGTGAGTCATAGGGTAGCCTTTCTTTGCTGGGGGTACATTTCAGATAAGTCCAAGTTCTCGGCATGCCGCGATCACCGCGTTTCGTTTCATGTTTCGCGAATTTTGCCGAGCCCGAATCTTTTCTACATTCGCGGCGCGATATGCCGCGCCTCGCGCTCGATATGTTTCTGGATTCGCGGCGCGGCGCGCCCGTGCTTGCTCCAGTTTCTTTTCTACATTCGCGGCGTAAAGCGCTTTTTTGTACGCCCTGCGCGCACTAAGCCTTTCTGGATTCGCGGCGTAGAATGCCCTCTCCCGCGCCCTCTTATGAGCGCGATACTTTTCTGGATTTTCCCCGCGGCGCACTTTTGCCAGCGCTTGAATCTTTTCTCTGTTTTCCTCGTAGTACGCTTTTTTACGCGGTCTTTTTTTGTCTAATTCGTTGTTCCGTTCGGCGCGACAAACGCGCGAGCACGTCTTTGTGGCATCGACAGCATCAAATTCTACTCCGCACGTTAGGCAGTTTTTCTTCGCCATGTCACATAATACCTAGTTCACGGCAGGCACGGAGCGCCACTCTCATATTCATGTCGTATGTTTTGCGCCAGGCGATGTTCTTTTCCGGGTTTGCTTTATAATAGGCCCGGCTTTGCGCTCGGTACTTTTCTGAATTATTTGCGTACCGTGCCCGACACTGTTCCCGAATAGACGAAGATACATGTTTGGCAACTCGGCTTTGAAGCTCAGATTTTTCAAGCGCCCCAAGCTCGCGACAGACGCATAGGGCAGCTAGCGCGGTCCTACGGCGCTCGTTTTGCTCCTTATTCCTGCGCGCCCTGACTGATGGATTTAGAGCACGTTCCCTGGCGCGACGCGCTCTATCTGTGGCATCCCGCGGGTATGATTTCGCCATCTCTGAATTTCTGATCAACGAGCACGACTTCGAGCATGTCTTTGAATGGTATCTGAGATGAATTGCGTTGCCGCATACTATGCAATTTGCTTTTTTTTGCTGCCTTTTGTCTGCTGCTGCAATCCTTTTTCTTTCTCTACTGCAAGGCACCGAGCATGTTATGCTAGAATTATGAGGCGCGAATTCTACCCCGCACACGGCGCAATCTCGTGGTCTGCAGGCGCCGGCGCGTTTCCGTCGCACCCTATCTCGCCGCCGGTCAGCGGAGCGATACTTTTCTGGATTTGATGCGCGGGCATCCCTCATCCATACGCGAAAGTATTCCCGTCGCCACTCGATGGAACAAATGCGCGAGCATGTCACCGCGCCCCCACGGGCGTCGAATTCTTCACCGCATGTCACGCAGTTTTTTCTAGCCATCGAGCAGCACCCCGCCAGTAAACATGCAGGCGGCAACTACCGCGATGAACAGAAGGATAAGTGCCGTAGGCATCCAGCCTACGGACACCAAAGCGAACACGAGCCATGCGGCGAATGGTAACGCTATTAGTGCGACTCCGAGCGCTTTGCGCATTGTCAATTCTCCGGACAGTCTGGATCCCGGCAACCGTCTGGCTCCTCGCCGTCGGCGATCCATTCAAAGCAGCGACGGCATTGATGCGCGTCCGCCGTGCCAAGAACGCTGTTAATTTTCATCAAAGTCGCCTCAAGCAGCCCGACCTCGGGATGGCTCGGGGCCTCGTTACGCATTGGCATTGGTTGCCTCCAACTTTGCAAGACGGTCTGCGATAAGGTCACGCAACTCCGCCCATGCCGCCTCAGAGAGAAGGTCGCGCAGCCCTGAATTGTATGGTGGGCGTGCCCCCGGCGCCCCATCGTCCTGGAGATACCTTATGGCGGCATCGGCCTGCACTACGTGCCTAAGTGATGGAGTGGTCATGGGTAACATTTCCACGCGATGGCCCTAATCTTGCGGCGGTGATCGCCATCGCCCATGCCAGCCGCAATGAAGCGGCCGACGAAGATTCCGAGCGGGAGCTGGATCAAAAAATAGCCGATCAAAAACAGTTTCCAAGTCATTGTGCGCTCCTATGCCGGCAACTCGGTCAAAATTTGCAACCCAGCAAAGCGCCGTTTCGAGCGCACAACTTTCGACGCAAGATGTTTTTGATGTTTCCTAGTCGGACCTCTTTTCTTGGCGTGCGGGCGCAGTTCAACGGGCTTGAAAAAAATATCCCTGCCTTGAATGACCATTTCGTGCGGCATTATCAGCATGCCGTCCTCGAATTGAAGCAATGTCTGCGCTCCACGCGGCGGCATGTGGGTAAAATGTCGAAAGCCGCCCTCGTTCCAGCGTATTTTTTCAGCCGTCACGTTCACGCTTGACGCGCCACCCATGCGCAGGGCTTGCGCATACATACAGTGAGAGGAATCCTCTCGGACCGCCTCTTTAAGTATTTCACTCGTAACGTGCAGGCGCTTAGTGCTCGATTTCATTTTTGCCTCTCCTCTGAATTAAAGTGACGGCTTACGCGGTTTCACCGTAGTAATGAACATGCGGTTGGTGGGACGGAACCACGTCTTGATTTTCATAGCCCGTTGCCGTCGCGGATGCTGTGGGAGTACCCACGCCGCGAACTTTGTTTTTTCCTTTTTGAATTGGCGCGGCGGCGTCGGCTTAGTGGTTTCCGAAACTTTCTTGGCCGCCGCGCCATCGGCTTTACGCCGAAGCTTTCTGCTCCTTCTGCGATTGAAAAGATTTAGCGATCGTCTCAAGCTCTTGCTTCATCGCCAGCGCGTCATCCTTGCGGATTGCCCAAAAGCGATTCCAGCCAAGCTCGTTTTGCTTGCGCAAAAACGCCAGATCGTTCGGGTGCTTGCATTGCCTCGCGCGCTCCAACATGCGGTCAACGAATTGGCCGGCCGGGACATATTGCAGGAAGCCCTTTTCGTCGGAGTAGGCGACCTCGTCGGCGTCCATGGCGATTTGCTTTTGGCGTCGTTCTTGCTGTTCGTGCTCGATCAATGCAACGGCGTCGACGTCGAACACGCGCGAGCGGGCCATTTCATCTTCGTCGTAGACGCCGCCGAAGGTTTCCGGCCAACCGGCCCTGAGCGCCTGCATGGTGGCGCACTTTTTAAGCATGACGCGCGGCATCTTCTGCCAGTTTCCTTCCAGCGATTTCTTGCCCGTCGGGCGCCGCTTACCGCTTTCGTCCTCGCCCCACTCATCTTTGGCGGCGGCGAACTCGTCCCAATACGCCTCTCCATTGACGTCGTACCAGTCTCCCTTGTTGTCCTGGGTGTGAAGCGTAACGGTGCACGAAACTAAACCGATTGGGTTGGCCGGGCTTTTCAGTTTTTCGTCATAGATGAATTCCGCCGGCTTCGATGCGGCGCGATAGTTTCCGCAGCGCTTCGCCAGCTTTACGCAGCCGGACTGCGTAGTGATGATGGTCGGCTTGCGCTTGTCGGCGTTCTTTTTATTGTAGATCACTAGAATGACGTCGCCGACAAACGGGTCGAGCTGTTTCGCGGTCGCGTATTCGAGGAACTGCTGGAATTCCGAATCGGTGGCGTCTGGCGCAATCGTGCGCCGCATGGTTTCCAGTTGACGGCCAGACCATTTTCCGATGGAAGGGATGGTGTAATCGCGCACTGCTGCGGTGTTCATTGTATTTTCTCCTGGTTGGTAGGGACGCTGGTAGGGACCGCTACCTGCGACGGATCGTTAAAGAAAATCCCTCCTCGACGATTTGACACCCGGCTATGGCTGGCATTTCTTTGTCGATGCGATCGAGTTCGACCTTGTTGTGGCCGGCCGCGACGATCGCCTTGTGACGCTCCAACATCGTTTTGTTCAAGCCTGTCTTATCAAGCGTCGGATCGGCGCGCTTCCAGAATTGTGTCGGGATTGATGCTTCGTCGGTTACTTCCACGCGCGGGCGCGCCGGTGAACAGGAAACCGTGCCGATGTCCATTTGCAATTTTGGCAGACCGACAACCGCCATGGCCTGTTCGATCAGGCCGCGCCGCGCCGCCATGCGTTTCTCGAATCGCATCCTGCGCTCTGAAAGCTCCGCGAGCCGCGCCTTGATGCCGATAACAAGAATCTCGTCTTCCTCAATCGCCAGCACGGCATTGCGAATCTCGGCGTCGAGCGTTGTCTCGCCTTCAAAACTGTCTTGAATGGTTTGCAGATCGTCCGCGGTTGGCTCGACATCTTCAAATCGAACCAACGCCGTTATGTGCAACCGAAGCGCCTTCGCGGCCTCGATTGCCATGTGCAAATTTGATGGATGTTCGGACATCGCTGCACCTCCATCGGTAGGGTGCAGTATTGTTACACAATCGTGTTATGTTGTCAATTATTAGTTGCCGCGCCGGTCAATCAGGAGCGGGCATGGCGGCAGTCGCCTTCACCAGCAAAGAGTGCGCGCGACTAACCGCTATTTGCGCCCTGGCGAGCCGGTGAGTGGAATGGTTCATCTGCCCGATTGAATGTTCCCATTCTTTTCGGGCCTCGCAAAGCTCGTCTCTGGCGGATTGCAGATCAATGGTGACTTGCTTAAAAAGTTCTGAAGATGCCTGCATCGTGCGCCCCATTCAATTTCTCGCTCCAGCACCCCTCACACCTGATCCCAATGATATAACAGTCGCATATCCCAACCGCTAAGCAGCGAAGCTCGGTTGACAAAACGTAATCTGACGCCATTTCTGCATCGTTCGCCATTTGCAGATATGAGTCGCGGCGATTGACAGCCGCGCCACGTCTCATCAATCCAAGATAATAACTTGTTGCGAATCGTGAATGTGATGGCTTGTCTAGATCAACAGTCTGCATTTAGCGCCTCCAGTCCATCTTTGGTAGGAACGAATCTGACAATTTGGCGTTGACGGTATTGTTTCACCCGTCAATTAGAATGTCAACTGCTAATTTGCGCGCCCATCATCCTTTCGCTCATGTTTATTTCGAGTGCCTGACGGATGCGTTCCAATGCCGACTCGATTCTACCGCGATCGGTAAGTGGAGATTGCAACAATTCTTCGGTATCGCGCAGCGCGTCATGGAGTTTTTGCCATTCGCTCCTTGGCACTCTGTTTTTCGCCGCGTCCGAGCGCTGGGTCATTACGAAACCTGTTTCTTTGCTAGGAACTGCGCGCATTTTTTAGGTCCCATGTGCTTCATACCGGGCGAGGCATCGCGCCCCGCCCGGTCAGTTGCGGCTCCTGCTCCTTACGCCGCGACGTGCTCGCCCTGTTGACACGACTGCGCCAACTGAGTCTTGACGTTCTGCAGCTCCTCCGCGAGCTGCTGGATGGTGGTATTGTCGGACTCTGGAATTTGCTCCATCTGCGTGGCAATGCCGTTTATCAGCGCTTGGACGCGCTGACTTTGCGGAGCCTTTTGTAGTTGCTGGTGGAGACCGGAGAAGTGATTATTAGACACTGTGTTCTCCTCGTGGGCGTGATGCCCTACGCGGATAACGCGATGCACGCCACTTGGTTCCAATTATAATTGTCAGATCGTCAAGCGCGCCTTGCTGGCACCGCAAGCAGTCACTTTGAGGTTTGTCCAGCAGGCGCTGGTTCGAGCACCTGGAATTGCTCCTGCAATGCTAACCCAAGCCCCATCATGGTGTCCGCAAAAGACACTTTGTTGTCGCTCTTAGGCGCTTTTGGTTTCGGTGCCGGGGATAGTGAGGTCGGTTGATATAGATGGCGAATTGCGCTCATCACGCAGCCAATGATTTCGACTTCATTGTTATCGCGCTCGTCGCGCTTGAAATCTTTGTCGAATCTAACCTGGGGTTCGTTTTGCCAGCGCAGATCGCTCGATTCAAAATGCGCTTCCCAGCGACCTTCTATCAGATGCAATCGCGCGATCCAGTGCTTGAATTCACCATCGCGGCGCTTTTCAAGCACCACTAGGTCACCTGATTGCGGCCCGTATGGCCTGACGTCCAAGTAGGAGACGTAGATCGCGTATTCTCCCGCTCGCAGCGCCAGATTTGCTGATTCGCCCCGCGCCTGCACGGCGAATTGTCTAAAACCAGCCAAGCCCTCATACGGTATGCTGGGAACCGTTCCTTCCTCGCCGTCGTCATCTGATTCCATTTTTTTCTGCATTGAAATCCCCTCGCGCCAGGCTTCCGCCTCAACAATACCGACGATTTTTGCTTTGCCTACGCCGAGGGAGCCACGACTGTTTCCCCTTCCTGTTGCTAGATAATCATAGTTAACGCCGGTAAGTAAAGCAATATTTGCTAGTTGTTTTTGTCCGGGTGCCGATATGCCGTTTTCCCACGCACTCACCGCTTGGCGCGTGACGCCAAGACGACGCGCGAAGTCAGATTGATTTTCAAAACCGGCCGCTAACCTAGCGCGGTATATGCGGGTGCCTGGCGCTGTCATTTGGTTTTAACTCCCCCATTCGCGGGACTAAACATTAACATGGACTCTAACGAAATTTCAACGACCAATCTATTTTTTAGACTATAGCTTATTTTCAATGGCTTATATCAGATAAAGGCGCTCCTTGGCAACGATCGCCTGACGATTTCCGCAAATATTAGTTGACAGGCGCGGCGAGGCGCGCTTATACATCCAGCAACAAAAGTTCAAAGCGGTTTCGGGGGAAATAAAAAAGTGTCGGCAGCACCAACTTTCGGCGCTGATCAGCTGTTGAGCATAATCCAGCGGATCGAAAGCGTAGACGAAGAAATCACCGAACGGCAAAACGACAAACGCGACATCTACACCGAGGCCAAGGGCAATGGCTTCGACGTCAAGGCCATCAAGGCCATTATCCATCTCCGACGTCAAGATAAGGCCGAGGCGGAGGAACTTCAAGTAATCATAGACCTGTACCTTCGTGGCATATCGGAGGCCGAGCGCGGAACCGCGCCTGCGCTAAAGAAGGCGAGTTAGTCCCTACCATTATGACCGTCCCTACCACCCCGCTCTCTTGGCGGGAACTTTCGAGGAGTGTCTAAATGGTGCACGACTCAACGTGCGCTGAACTGATACGCGGTGGCGACGGCGACCTTCAATCGCTTGTCGCCACCGTCGTATCTTTGCGGGCCGAAGTGATGGTGCTTCACTCCGAGCTTGCCGAACTGCGTGCGCGCACCGATCCTTCACCCGCCTCCTTTGGCCAAGTCAGTATCAAGAGCATCAAGTCCGCAGTCTGCGAAGAGTTCCATTATTCGCAAAAATATCTGACTACGCGTTCTAGGTCCGCCAGGCTTGTACATGCCAGGCATATTGCCGCCCACCTATGTTGCCTATTGACACGCCATTCGCTGGTAACGATCGCCGAAAATCTCGGCTACCGCGACCACAGCCCGGTATCACATGGGCGCGATAAGATCGCCTCGCTGCGCTTTACCGACGCCGGCCTCGACGAAATGCTGACTCGCATGGAATGCGAGCTGCGCCTGCAAACCAAAAAAACAGTCCCTACCAAAAGATGAGCAACCTTCGATGTCACGAATTATCGTTGCCTTCACCGGCTTGGCCGGTGCTGGAAAGAGCACGGCTGCGCTGCGTCTAGTCGATCGTCACGGCTACACGCGAGTAAAGTTCGCCGATCCGCTCAAGAACATGCTGCGGACGTTCGGCATGAACGAGCGCGAGATCGAGGGCGATCTCAAGGAACGCCCATGCAAATTATTCGATGGCGAGGCGACCCCGCGCGAGGCGATGCAGCACCTCGGCACCAAATGGGGCCGCGAGCTATGCAAGAACATCTGGATTAACGCTTGGCGCGCCAAGGTCGACGATCTGCCCGAGGTAATTCCGGTCATCGCCGATGATTGCCGCTTCCCAAATGAAGCGGAAGCAATCGTCGCCGCCCGCGGATTTATCGTTCACATCGAACGGCCCGGTGCCACCACCACAGAATCAAAACACGAATCGGAAGCGCACGATCTGCCGCGCCATTGCACGATCGTCAATGATGGCGAGATCAGCGCGCTTCATCTCGCCATCGACGCGCTGCACGCTGATCTTACCTGGGCGCAGGCGGCATAAATAAAAGTCCCTACCAAAACGGAGCCTAAATGCAGCTTACAAAATACGACGCCGCGCGGCGTGCACTAGCCGAAGCCCACCGCGTCGATGAGGTCAAGGACATCCGTGACAAGGCCGTGGCGATGCAGACTTATGCTCGCCAGGCCAAGGATGAGGACCTTATCCAGCACGCTACCGAAATTCGTATGCGCGCTGAGCGTCGCATTGGCGAGTTGATGGCGGAGGCGAAAGAGGCGGGGCATCTCGCGAAACCAGGACCGACGTCAAAGAAGATCGGGGCCGCTGCGGACCCGATCTCCGCCAAGAGCCTGCACGACGCCGGCGTTGACAAGCATTTGGCCGATCGTGCGCGCAAAATGGCGCGGCTGTCAGAGAATGACTTTGAGAAAAAAGTCGAGGGGGCAAAACAGAAGGCCGTTTCCGCTATTGATGGTTCCCCGGCCAATCCCGTTCGGGGAACGCAGGGCACCGGCGAGAACGAATGGTACACGCCGAAGGCTTACATTGACGCAGCCCGATCCGTTCTTGGCGAGATCGATCTTGATCCGGCTACCAGTTCGTTTGCGCAGCGGCGCGTCAAGGCCGAAGAATTTTTCACGATCGACGACGACGGTTTGGCGAAGGAATGGAAAGGTCGCGTCTGGCTTAATCCGCCCTATGCCCAGCCATATATCGCTCAGTTTGCTGCGAAGATGGTGGCCGAGGTGGCTGCCGGCCGCGTCAAGTCCGCAATCATGCTGACGCACAATTATACCGACACCTCGTGGTTTCATGAAGCCGTCTCTGCCTGCGCAGCGATCTGTTTCACGCGCGGTCGGGTCAAGTTTGAGCAATCAAACGGTGACGTAGCCGCGCCCACACAAGGTCAGGCGTTTTTCTACTACGGCAAGAATGTTGCGGCGTTCCGCAAGGTTTTCGGCGCTATCGGTTTCGTGGTGACGCCATGACAGACCGCATGCGGTATGATTGCAAAATACAGGGGTGTTTCAATATAAAGAAGCGGCCAAAAATCGAAGCGTTCAATGACTGCTTTCCAGGTAGAATTGGCTTTGGCGACGTCGACGCCGCCGTAGAGATCGGTGGTAACGAACTCAAGCTAGAATTTAAGCCGGCGCCAGTTTTGCTTTCAACCGGGCAGGGCTTGGCTTTCAAAAATACTACTTTCGTTAGTCATATCACGGTTGTTTTATTGGCCGGCGACTCCGAACCATCGCCGCCCCACGTCACACACATATCGTGGTGTGCAGACGGTGTTTTCCATCCGTGGCGCGCGTCTGATTTCAGCGCGGCGTGCGAGGAAATTAAATCGTGGTCATTGTGGGCAAGAGCTAATCCGAAGCGAGAGCGCAAGCCGCAGATCGGCGATAGTTTTCTGCCTCGGTGCCCGGTCGCAGCGGCATGACCATCGTCCCCACCAAAGATGATCCAACTCTAGTCGCATTCGACGTGCCTGGCGAACCGCATGGGAAGGCGCGGCCGCGCTTTGTCAGAAGTACTGGCCACGCATATACCCCAACAGCTACGCGACTTTATGAGGCCTCGATAGGCTATATGGCAAGACGTGCGATGGCTGGGCTTTCGTGGTTTCTTGGCCCCGTCGCGCTTGCGGTAGACGCCATTTTCTCGGTCCCGGCCAGTTGGTCAAATACCAAAAAGCAGCAGGCGCTTACGGGAATAGTGCGCCCGACGGGAAAGCCAGACGCTGACAACATCGTGAAGGCCGTCGGCGACGCACTCAATGAAATAGTTTGGCGCGATGACTCGCAGGTTGTCGACTGCCGCATTCGTAAATTTTACGGCGCCGCCCCCATGCTGCGCATAACCATAAAACCAGCGTCCCTACCAAAACCAGAGCAGGAGCAACTACCATGGCATCGCGATACGGAAACGCCTTCGATTGGACGGAGCAAAACGTCGAGCGAATGATTGCAGTGCTCCTCGAGGGAGCGAGTTTTTCGGCAATAGCGATTGAACTGTTCGGCACGCGAGAGGCGAGAAGCGCCGTCGCGGGAAAGATGCACCGCATGGGCCTGCAGTTAAGACCAGACATCATCGCCGCGCGCCTGCACCACCAGCAGCTCGCGCGCGAACAGCAACGCAAAAAGTCGGAGCACGTCGCCCGGCTCAAGGAGTCGCGCGAAAAGGATGGCCCTCCGCGCGATATGGTGCCGCCAGATAGGCGCTTTAACTGCACGCTGCTCGAGCTCACCAACGAAAACTGTCACTACCCGATCGGCGATCCGCAATCCGAGGATTTCCGATTCTGCGGCATGCCGGGCGCGTCATTGCCGGGGCCGTATTGCTCGCACTGTCACGATTTCCTCTATCCGAAGCGGCCGCCGAATGCCGTCGTTTGGAATAAGAATTCGGCCAAGTTTGCCAATTATATCGCCCGTCGAGAAGATCTGGGGCCGGTGCCCGGCGGCAAAATCACAAACAGCTTCTTGGCCACTCCGGATGAGTGAAACCTTCCTTGACGGCCGAGTCACGCTGCATTGCGCAGTCTGCGGCAATGAATTTAGGCGAGATAAGTCGCGTCTAAAACACGGCCGTGGCAAGCATTGCTCGCCTGCCTGTCAATATGCCTCTCGGCGCGCTGCACCGAAAACTCGATCCGAATCTTTTAAGTGTATCGGATGCGGCAAAATGTTTGATCGTTACAAGAGCACGGTTAAGAGCCACAAGGGCGGCGGAAAATACTGTACGCGGGAATGTCGCGACAAGTATTGGGTTGGGAAGAACAATCCACTCTGGCAGGGAGGCGCTGGCGTCTACAAGCGCGGGCCGCATTGGTGGTCAATCCGCCGTCGCATATTGGCCCGCGACCAGACTTGCCAGCATTGTGGGGCTGATAATCAGCTTCACGTTCATCATAAAATTCCATTCCGAATGTTTGCGGATTCTGCCGCAGCTAACGTTGAAAACAATCTCATCGCGCTCTGCCCACCATGTCATCGCCGCGAGGACGCAAATTTAGCCAGAGAGCGGAGATGCACATGACACCAGAAAAGTTCTTAGATGGAAGGGTCGATCTCTGGTGTGGCGATAGCCGCGAGGTTTTAGCCTTACTGCCAGACAACAGTATTGACTCATGCGTTACCGATCCACCCTATTCGCTCGTCTCTATCATCAAAAGGTTTGGAAAAGACGGATCGGCACCAGTAAAATCAAACGGTGCCACTGGCGTTTATCGCCGCGCCGCTGCCGGATTTATGAACGCTCGCTGGGATACTGGCGAGGTGGCGTTTGATCCAGAGTTCTGGAAACAAGTTTTGCGCGTGCTTAAACCGGGCGGCCACGTTCTCGCCATGGGAGGTACGCGGACGTTTCATCATTTGGCGATGGCCATTGAGGACGCTGGATTTGAGATTCGTGACACCGTGCTTTATTTGTACGGAAGTGGATTTCCGAAATCTCATAATGTGAGTAAGGGGATTGATCGACGCGGTGGTGTTATGGGCGATGGTAACCGTGATTTAACTCGGGCCGCCACCGACGCCGCCCGCCAATGGGAAGGATGGGGAACTGCTCTTAAACCTGCGGCAGAATTTATCTGCGTCGCCCGTAAGCCGCTATCGGAAAAAACGGTTGCGGCAAACGTACTCAAGTGGGGAACTGGTGCGCTTAATATAGATGGGTGCAGGGTTGAAAGTGACGGCGAACATAAACGCGAGTTTGTTGGTGCGCGACCAGACCGAGAAATTTACGGCAGTCGTCCTAGATTGAATGAAGGATTCCAACCGACAAACGCCGAAGGCCGCTGGCCCGCCAACGTCATCCATGACGGAAGCGAGGAAGTGGTAGCAGGCTTCCCGGATCAAGTTTCCGGAGGGACGCCACCGTCGCGGCCGCGAGACAAAACGCGCAATACCTATGGCAAATTTGACGGGCAAGAGAATCCCGATGGCATTGGCCCCACAGCAGGCAATGCGTCCCGTTTCTTCTATCAGGCCAAGCCGGATGAACCAAAGGGTAGATGGCCAGCTAATGTGATTCACGACGGAAGCGAGGAAGTAGTAGGGGCGTTTCCTGATCGAGACGGTGCCGTTGGGATGACTCAACATGGAAGCGGCACGAATGCCGTCTACGGAAAGTTTGACCGAACCGAACAATCGACTGGCGGCAACGGCACCAAGGATACCGGCTCCGCCGCCCGTTTCTTCTATCAGGCAAAACAGGATGAACCAAAAGACAACGGCCGCGAGGGTGAAGCAAGCGCAAACAAGCGTTACACCGACGAGGGATCGACCAACTTTGCCGCAACGCCAGGGCCGCGCGGCGGTGATGCAAAGGGAAGATGGCCCGCAAATGTAATTCACGATGGCAGTGAAGAAGTGGTAGGGGCGTTTCCTGAGACGGTTTCCGGTGGGGCGCAGCATGGTTCAACTATAAACAGCAAAACACCAGGAATGTTTGGCGTCGGTGTAGTTAATAAGAAGATTGATTGCGTCGAAGAAAATAATGGCGGCTCTGCGGCTAGATTTTTTTACACGGCGAAAGCGAACCAAGACGACAGGTTGGGTTCCAAACACCCCACGGTTAAGCCGCTGTCACTCATGCAATACCTCATCAGATTGGTTTGTCCAAAAGGCGGCACAGTTTTAGACCCGTTTGCTGGCAGCGGCACGACAGGCGAGGCCGCATACAGAGAGGGCGCACGTGCCGTGCTGATAGAAAGAGAGATGGAATATTGTCAAGATATTAGGAGGCGAATTTCTTTGGCCGCCGCTGGACCCGAGGAGAGAAAACGCAAATCAATTGAAGCAGGTGGAAAGACGCAAAGCGCGGACAATCTTCCTCTTTTTTCTAGTGGGGTGATCTAATGTCAGTCGCAACGAAATTGCGAACTAATACCGAGTTTAGCCCTTACTACTCCTGCTCGTGGTTCTATTGCGATGTGGCATTTACGACAAACTGTCATCAAGTTGGAAAGCTCATTCGACGGCAATATGGACCACGGGACGATGTGGTGGACATCCAATCGCTTGCGCTTGCCAGTAAGGTTGGACTGCTCGACCCCACATCGCTGACAAGTAAACTTATCGCGATCTCGCGCCTCCGCGGCTCGCTCTTTCCAGTCTTGTCCTCGTCGATAATGCTTGGATGTACCTCCCTTCCAAGATGGATGCGCCTCACCGCGAACGTTTATTTCTTGCCAAGTCGAATAACAGGGCTTCGAACAAAAAAGAGATGCGTTCGAACGGTAGGATTGGTACGGCAATCGGCATTGTCGACATTCAAGAGTCAGAAGATCGCGCCCGCTTCGCCAGCACGCCTCGGAACAATATTTCGAGTTTCCCGACGGCACGATTTCAAAGTCCGTGGCGCATACCATGCATCGGCGGATTACCCGCAAGCGCTGTGGGCCAACAGGATTGCGACCTTTGTAGGCGCATGCTTTAGAGCAAAACCTTCGTTTTCTACGTTTCTCGGACATAAAAGCGTTGCCGCATTGCTTGCAATGAAGTTCTACGGATGGTTGCTGCCCGCGTCGTCTGGCCACAGCAACGCCGCCACAGCGTTTGGAGCAGAATGGTCTTTTCGGATGGCGCGTCTGGTACAGGACGCCGCAATGTTCACAAAGCTTTTTCATCCAAACAGTATACGCCACTATAACTCGAAATACCATGGATGCGCTGCATGATGGACGCTCGATACGAATTTGATGGCGCGCCATTCGCACAGAGAGCGCCGTCAGCGCGCTTGTGTAATACCTCGGCTGGGGTAGTAGCAATCTCACCAGTTTCTTCGCTGTTCGGCAACGGCGAGGACGCCGCATGAGAATAAAAAAATGGCGAGACTTCCAGCATTACAAACATCGCAATCCGCCATGGATCAGACTTCACCGAAGCGTGCTCGACGATCTTGACTGGCACAAGCTCGACGGCGACGCCGCCAAGACGCTCGTCATGCTCTGGCTGATTGCTTCGGAGAACGAGGGCAACCTGCCAAGCATCGACAAACTAGCGTTTCGGCTTCGGCTGACTGAAACGCATTTAAGCTCAATAATTTCAGGGCTTTCGCATTGGCTTGAGCGCGATGCTAGCAACGCGCTAGCGCCGCGCTTGCTCCGTGCTGTACCAGAGACAGAGTCAGAGACAGAGACAGAAAGACGTAACCGAGTAAGAGAGTCTACCTAGAATCTAGTTATAGTTAACTCAGGCTGAGACCAGGAAACCTGGCCGGCCGTCCCTACCAGGAGCGACGATGCTAAGAACTTTGCGCCCCGAGGACCAGCAGGTCGCTATCGACCATCTGTATGACGCGATCACCGATTATGTCAGGCGCGGCAAAGAACCGCCGGTCGACTATCCGGATCGTCCGCGCATCATGCTGCAGGCGCCGACCGGGTTCGGAAAGACGGTGGTGGCCGGTGCCATCATCGAGCGGGCGCTCGCCAAGAAAAAGCGCGTGCTGTTCACGGTCCCATCGATCGAACTGATCGACCAAGCGATCGCGTCTTTCCGTCACGAGGGTATCGTCGACATCGGCGTTATCCAGGCCGATCACGAACTGACAAACTGGGACATGCCGGTGCAGGTCATCAGCATTCAAACGCTGCAAAACCGCACCAAGATTCCTCCGGCCGACCTGGTGTTAGTCGACGAGGCGCACCGCTGGTATAAGTTCTATGAAAAATGGTTTTTTGGCTTCCCCAAAGTCGACATAAACGGCGATAAGAAAATAACAGCTCCGGAGTGGCTGGAGGTTCCGTTCAT